TTGGTGCAGTCGAGACATACACCAGACGCTATCTGTGGGTTACAGCTATGGAGATTGTTGAGCATGATGCTCTGGATTCCTCTGCGCCCATTAAAGAGACAGTAATCATCACGCCAGCACAAGGCATCCGAGATGAATTACCTATTGAAATACTAAAGTATCTTGACGAGTTAGCAGTTGAATTGATTGCTACTTGTGAGAAAGACCCCAAGGCAGCTTGGGTAAGGTTGGAACAAGAAAACCTAGAAGCAGACCAGAAGGTTGCTTTATGGGGCTTGATGCCAAGTAATGTAAGAAGTGCAATTAAGAAAGCGAAAGGTTAATATGGAATACGACAACAATAATAGAGGAAGTTTGTTCAAGAACGACAGGAAAGACGATGCCAAGTTTCCTGATTACAAAGGGTCACTCAATGTAGATGGGGTAGAATTCTGGCTATCTGCTTGGCTTAAAGTAAGCAAGGACGGACAGAAGTTTATGTCCCTGTCTATCAAGAATAAGAACGCTGATGCTTCTTTAAATAAGCCCAAGAAAGCATCGTTTGACGATTCAGACGTGCCGTTCTGATTACGAGGGGAAAGTTGTGCAAAGGCTTTTTCAGCTTGCGGACGAACAATGACTACCCTCACCATTATGAGAAATCCGTATGCAACTCATACGGACTTCCGTGATTTCCAAGGTTTGATTCCTAGTAACTCACATTTTTTGCCTAGCAATATAGACATGATTTGCGAGAGGAAGGGACACTTCCTAATCGGAGAATGGAAGAAACCTAATGAGAATATGGCTACTGGTCAGCAATTGCTACTCAAGGCTTTTGCTCAAGTTCCTAAATTTACTGTGTTAGTCATTATTGGTAACACAGACAACGAACAAACTGAAGTTGGAGATGTGTTCCAAGTTGTTCTAGGTAAGTGTGTAAAGATAGGAGAAGGTCTTGATTACCTAAAAGACTTCTACGTTATGTGGTACGAATTTGCAAACTCGAAAGGATAGAAATGTCATACGCAAATATAGAGATGAAAATAATCCAATGGGCAGAAGCCAGAAAGATTATTCCTAACAGTAACCCAGAGTCTCAGCTACTCAAAGCAGTATCAGAGATGGGTGAACTAGCTGACGCAACTATCAAGCACGATAAGGAAGCAGTTATAGACGCAGTAGGAGATGTTATGGTCTGTCTTATCAATTATTGTGTGCTGCAAGACATAAACCTAGTAAACTGCATGGAAGTTGCGTATGACCAGATTAAGAATCGCAAGGGCATACTATTGCCTAACGGAGTCTTCCAACGAGATTCTACTTAGCCAACAGGTAAAGACCAACATTTGAAAAAGCATAACCTGCGTACACAATAGCCATTTGTGGGTTATCTTTCCATAGCTGCTCACCAGCGATATAAGCGTAGATTGCACCAGTAACAATGATGAGCCATGCACTCAAAATGCACCTACATCAATGACTTCTCCACGGAACTGAATCTGGTCTTCGTCAAACTTATGGACTAACTCAGGCCATAACAACTGTCCATTAAAGAAGTTCAGCACCGCAAACCCTGACCTATGGTTGCTAGGGTTTATCTCGGCATAGGTAAATTGTGGGCCATCAGTCTCAGCCAATGTTCCTGTATCTACTCCGTACCTAACTCCGTTATAGTCAGAAAATGGTGTGACTTTTAAAGAGTGTAAATGTCCAGTAATTACTGACACACCAGCGTTAACTGTATTGTTGTGAGTCGCATGGATACCACCTTTGTATCGGTGCTTGATAATACATTGCTCAGTAGCCCAGACCGCCCAACAAAAGTCCCAATCTGGGATATGGTCTGTTAGCTTAAATCCCTGTACTTCTTTAAATTGTGGGGCTTGCTGCGCTAAACGATTGCCGAATCTAATATCGTGATTTCCCCATGTAAACAGTAGCTTTACATTGTGTCTAGCTGCTTTTGCGGCTTCCTCAATCTCACCCAATGCACCCTGACAAGCCTTTAGTTCTTGGATAACAGAAGTTTGTGGATGGTCAGTTACATCATGTCTGGATATAGACGCACCATCAAAAGCATCCCCATTACATATGATGGCCTTGGGTTTAAACTGTTGGATAGCCCATAGAAGCCCTTTAAAGGCAGTTGTGCGTTGTGCAGGGATAAAGTGAGCATCTGAGAACACAATTACTGTTCCGTCCAGTATGCCTAGTTCTACTTGTTTAAGTGGACTAAATGACTTAGGTTTGTTTTTGTCGTATTGAAGACCACGATGGTCACTTGCATTAAGTGCCATTTTGTATTCTTTTTCAATGTATCTTCTACGCAGATGAACTGCTCGTACACTAATTCCTAGATGTTCAGAAATTCTTGTTGCAGACTGAAGTTGACCCCATAGCTGGATGAACTCGGTATCTGTACACGTTTCATTATGTCCACTCATTCGAATCCTTAGAGAGTAAGTTTTCTAGCAAGTTAATAACTCTATGCTCTTGCATCTCTATTTCCTCATCAGAAGATTTAGGGTCTGTAGCTACACACATCAAGTCATACAGAAATATATGAAGTAACTCGTGTAGCGCAGTCTTATCTAGGCTCTCAGGTGTTATCTTTTCAGCACCAAAGTCCCCAAGTCGATAGGTAGCCAATCTAGCAGTCTGGTTAAACTCAACAGAAGCCATTGCTTCTTTAGCTGGTTTACTACCCTTCTCAATTCGCCAATCACCTAAACTCAAAATTTGCTGCCATTTTCTGACACTTTGTGCAAAGAGTTTTGTATCTTCTGGCGTAGGAATGTTAGTCATTTCAACACCTTATATGGATATTATGACATTTTAATTTAACAATGCACACTCAGCAACTCTACGCTTGGTCAAACCAGCTAGAACCTTACCACCACCTTTGTTCCAAAGCATCAATTGTTCTTTAGCACCTTCCCAATCTTGGGCATTGATTTTTCGCTTTAAAGTAGAAGTCTGGAGTCTGCCAGTACCCAAGTTATAGCAAAAGTCCACAATAGCATTGCACTTGCGTTCATCTGTCATAAGTATGGGGCAGTTCCTTAAAACACCCTGTAGGTAGGTATGCTCTAGTTCGTGCATTAGTAAGGCACTAGCAGTAGGCTCATCAACAGGGCTATCTTGAAGCGTCACCTTACGCCCATCAGCATAGTAGGTAGAGCCGTAACCAATCGTAGCCACGTTAGCAGGGCAAAGGTAGGGTTTAGAACGAAAGCCCTCAAACCTTTTACATAGTTCTGCTGCTAACTCTAAGTTCATAACCCACGCTTAGACAGAGTTCTATCAAGAAACCAATAGTTAATAGTTCCTGAGAGTAAAGCAGAAAAGTCTGGAGTCATCATTGTTTTGAAGACTTCAGTAGCTGGCGCACCTGCTAACCATGCGTTCCAAGCAAACCATACATGGATAAATGACCATACGAATAGTACCCAATATGTTACTACTGGACGCACAGATGCGGATAAAGATGCAACCCATCCACCTGCCGCTTTAACCATCTCTGCTTGCTGACTAATGGCATTATTAAAGGCATCCATGACACCTACGTCAATTGCTGCCTCTCTTTGTGCGCCTATTTCTGCGAGTTTCTGTGCGCCTCTTTGAGCCTCTAAATCACATTGGAACTTGAACATATTAAGTTCATGCTCACGTTCATTCTTCTTATCCATCCATTTAAGAACTTCTGGGGCCATCCTAAAGATGCCACCAAAGATAGAGCCTAATAAACCACCAGAAAGAATATCAAGCATTAGTCACCCCTTTTACAATGTTTTCCGTCTTCATCATGTGATAGTTTTACACCTGCTAAAAGACCAATAAATCCACCAATGATGGTTTGAAATGCAGGGCTTAACAGGGCGAAAATCTCGGAGTTGTCTACCTCTTTTGCCCATAGCCCAAGAATGAAAGCACCAACCATTCCTAGTATGCAAATACACAATGTTGCGCTAACCATGAAGGTTACATAGAAAGTCAGTCTGCCTCTTAAATCATTCATGCTCAATCCTAAACATATAAATCTAGTTTGCGATTAGTAAATATTTCCATACGGAGTCGCTCTTGAACTACTTTTTTAGTGTAAATCTCAAACCCTATATCTTGGATTTTTTCTTGAGCTTTCTTTTGCTCTAAAGTAGCACGATATTCTTCATGGTGCTTTTCAATTCTTCTCTCAGTCGCATCTGTTTTGTCAGGATACCCAGAAGGTTGAACCATTGGAAAAAGTCGTATTGCATCCATTACTTTTTCTCCCTTGCAAGTGCCTCTTTGTAACCAGATATAACTAAAGCCCTTAACTGGTGTGAATCAGAGTTACCAGCCCATTCAGCCATGTTGTTCCAAATTACTACAAAGTCGGAACTTTTGCACAATTGCTGATGTTTTGTAAGCCACTCTGACATTTGTTTATGTCTCTCAGTAGGGTCATGTATTCCCCAAGCAACAGAGTAAAACTCACGCACACTACATAGGTCTTTGCCTGTAGATTGAAGTGCGAGGGTTAAAACAAGTGCTACTAGCCATCTCACGTCATAGCCCAAACGATGATGTAAAAACACCAGACCACAGTAATGCAAAAAAGGGCTGCGCTTGTAATAGCGAAAGCCCAATCTTTCATTTTTTAATCCATGTTTGCCAGATAGCACCAGCAGCCATAATTAACCCACCCACCCACAGAATAGGCTTGGCAGCAGAGGCAATCCAACCTAAGACTTTAAAAGCCCCATCTAAAGCGTTTATAGCCTCTACAAGACCTCGTGTGTTCTTGTCGATGGTATCTACCTTAGTTTCAACTGCAAGCAGTCTTTCGTAGATTTGGGAGTGGGTAACTTCTTCTGTCATGGTGCATCAGGCCAAGTAATAGTCCAAGGGAAGCCTGACTGCAAAGGCACATCTCTCAATGCTTGGCAGTAGTCTTTCCACGCTTGTGATGGAGTCATATCGCTACGAAATCTCCAATCAGTCTCAGCTAACGTAGCATCCCTTGTTCTGCGTACATTTGAGGCTTGTTCTGTGTCCCTCATTACCTTGTATTCAGCTTCATTCTCAGCGGCTGTTTTGGCAGGGATGTCGCCAAAGCTCTCGGTGTCTGTAAATGTAGGGCCAAGCACATACTTTGTGTACCACTTACCATCAATCTGCTCAACACCAGAGGCTTGAGAGTATTGGTAAACAGTTCCACCCGTAGCTTGTGGGCCTTCAAAGACTACATCAGCACCCAAAGCCGTTAAGACTTCAGTTGTTGTTATGTCCCATGATGGGCCACCATTGGCTTTTGTGTATGCACGAAATTCACCTTCGTACATGACTGCGCCTGATTCACGAATTCTGATTTGCATGATTTTTCCTTATGCTAATTCTGGTAAAGAAAAGCCAAACTTATTGTATCTAGCTCTCCACTCTACTGTCGGTTTTGGTATGCCTAACGCTTCAGAAGCCGCTTTAGCAGTAACAAAATAACCCTGTGGCGTGTTAACACCTCGTTGTTTATAGTGGTTTGCACCACCAATCTTTGCACTCATCTTAGCCTTAACCTCTGGTCTGTGCATTGGATTTTTATCTCCAACAGACCAAGGATGTGGTTTGCCAGAATTAGATGCAGAAATCTTATCTCTGACTTCTTGTGAAACAGGCTTACCAAGATTTCCTGCTCGTACATTCTCACGACCAGTACCAATAAATACATTGCCAACCTCATAAGAACCTAAGTCGCCAACTCTGCACATACAGAATTTATCAGCACCACGACCTCGTTGCTCTAATTTGCCAGAATCATTCCAAACTTTTAACCATTCCTCATAGGTCAACAAAAATGGAATACCCCTGTCAGTTGCGTTTCTTTGTTGCATTTTGTATTTTCCAATCAATGTTGACCGATTTCTTTTAGCCTTTGCATTTATTGATGGCCTTAAGCACTCTCTGCAAACCTTTCGGTACAACCCGTTGTCCTTTCTAAATTCAAACGCTAACAATTCTTTTTCAATTTCACATTTCTTACAAGTCTGCATGGCAATTCCTTTGTTAAGTTATTGCCAATTATATCATAGTCTACGCCACCGCAAAAAAGATGTAAGAGCCACCGCTTACATTGATGGCGGCTAAGATGGCTGAGTTCAACGCAAAGCCTGTTGAAACTGTTGTAACAGAACCAAGTGTTGCCGTTTGAGCATCTGCGGTATTTAAAAACAAATACGGGTCTGTCAATACAGTCATGCCACGGGCTGTATCGTAAAGATACCACCCACCAGTTGAATCTGTACGTTTAATAATGACAAACCTAACACCACCCGCACCAAATCCGCAATCTATGGTTTGTGTTGAGCCATTCCCTGTGTAGCTTCCTACTTTAGAAACACCAGCGCACGATGCAAATAGGTAGGCAACATAGGTTGCCGCAGAAGTATTTACAGTTCCCCCAATAGATACAGTAAAAACTGTTGAAGTGGGTGAAGTGTTATTCCAAATAAATGCGTTGGCTGAAGTGGCGGCAGTTTGATTTAGGTAAATAACATTTGTATTACCTAAAGATGCGGCATAAACACCCCATTGGTTACCAGCCGCAGACCTACTCTTTACAATCATCAACTCAGGCACAACACCAAGATTGTGACTTACTGTTCTGTTTGCCCCCGTCCCTGTATAGCAAACCACATCCATAAACGATGGCGCACGTCTAAACATCCAAGACCTAATTCCAGAATCTGCGCTGTTAATTGTTGACCAACCTGTTTGATAATCAAATGTAAAGGAAGTTACACCAGTTGTTTCAGCCGCAGTTGAATCAGAACCAAGCGTTGCTGTACCTTGCAAACGAGTTACTTGATTCCATCCATCGCTAATACCTGTGTATTTACGCATTGCAAAATCAACGGGGAAACCAGATACAAATGATGGGGATGTAGATAATTGTGTTCCAGTTTCATAAACTTTAGTCGCATCAGTAGGAACTTTCATCGGGCCTCTGCGAATGGCTATGTAGATGAATGTAGTTGAGCCTGAGAATCCTTTTGCCGTAAACCCTGTTGCATTTGGAACAAGATAGTCACCAGATAAGACTGTTTCTGCAGAACTATAATTTGGGTTTAAAAATGCAAAGGTTGAGTAACTTAACCCACGCATATTGTCATTTATAAACCAATCATTTCCAGCAGATGTTCCTTTAGTCAATAACCATTGAGGCTCATACCCTAAAGATACAGTCGCATTGCCAGAGCCATCAGTCGTAAAAGACCCACACGAAATCACATTGTCTGTACCAGTTAGGCCAAAGCCTCCTGCGTTGTGGGCAAATAGGTAGGCGACGTAAGTTGAGCCTGTGCCGTTAGTATTTGAAGTAGCCCCAACAGTAAACTGTGTTGATGTTGGTGCAGTGTTATTCCAACAATTTTGTCCGGGAGAAATGGTAGCGTTTGTGGTTTCTAAAAGTAAAAAAGCATTAGTTCCAACATCTTTATGATAAACAAACCAGTTATTTACGCCAGTTGTTTCTTTTACAATAATACAGCCCGGAACAGAACCAAGATTGTGTGCAATATTCTGAACACCATTATTTCCGCTGTAAGTCACAACATCAAAGAACTTTGGTTGCTTGCGAAATGTCCATGAGACGTAACTAGCGGCATTTAAGTTTGGTGCGGTGCTAGATGCAGGGCCAACACTAAAGCCATCAGTATTAAATGATGTGAGGCCATATCCAGCAGGGTCAGTTGTTTGTGCGGCAGTTAAATCTGTTGCAACTGAGTATGCACGACCTCTTACAGTATCCCAAATACGAGGGTCAAATGCTGAATCTCTGCGGGCAAGCCACATCATTCCACCCTTTGTAGACAAGTCAATACCATTGGTAATGGTCTGCGTAGAGCCGTTGCCTGTGTACAAAAAGCAAGAGAAAATTTCCTCAATATACGCTGGCACAACAGGAACACCACCACCAAAGGCATCGTAACTAGCCGCACCAGAAGTTGCTTGTAATGGCATGGTTTAAGCCTTAAATTGTGTGTTGCTTGCCAAGACTGTAAAAGTAGCACTTCCTGTCTTGATAATCAAATAACGATAGCTGTCAATTCCACTTGCATTACCCGCAGTTGGCGCACCACCTAACCATCGTGTCGTAACACCTGATGTAGTGCCATCAACTTGAACAGCAGAGTTGTAGTAAGC